ATTTATTGGTTATATTCGCAAATGTAGCATATATGTTTCTTTTGTGCAAGAAAAAAATTGTTAATTTATTCCCATGCCTCTTTATACCCGTTTGGATGTGCTACGTCCTCGTTCCATTCTTTCGCTTCCTTCGAGTCCGTCCAGTTCCTGTTAGGTTTTATTGCTGTTGGCTGTTTGATCTCGGATTGAACATATTTTCCATCGATCGCCTGCTGTAAATAGTCTACCCCATCAAATGTGAATCTGCGAGTAGATCTTACAAGTTCAAAGTCGAAGAATCCCTTTACACCAACGATCTTCTGTCTGCGAATCTTCTTTGAGTGAAACTCACACAACGGACTTTCAGGCGCAGTCTGAGCAAACGGACGGTGGTAGATGATTATGTTGTCGGCCTTGTTGTTCCACATCGCACCATCGGCAAGATCAAATACTTCTGGACATGGGTAGTTGCCGTCGTCAGCCTTACGCATTTTGTGCGGGTGGACCACAATGTCAAAGTACACGTTGTTCTTTCGGGCAAAGCGCGTGCAGTCCGAAAGGAAGGTCTCAAGGTACTTGTCGCTACGTCCACCACCCTTGCTGTAGTCGTTTGCCATCTGATTGAACGGATCTATGATTACTCGGTCTACTCCGTGTTTGATAATCATGCTGAGGAAAACCTCCTTTACGTAATCGGGCGTTGGGCTTACGTTCTTGGGGTACACCATGAAGATGTGTTCTCCGATCATCTTGTACACCTTCATGTAAGCATCGTAACTTGGCCTGTTGTAGTTGTTGGGTGTGCAGTCCTTACCAAAGTAAATTTCCACAAGGTCATGGTAGAACTGCTCCGCCGGCAATTCCTCAGGGGTAAAGATGGCGACCTTCTCCCCAAACTTTACCATGCGGAATATCATCTCCCACTTCATGAACGATGACTTACCATAGTTTCCTATTCCGGAAACAATTGTTAATTCACCCTTGACCCTCTTGAAGTGCTTGTCGAGTAACGGAACACCAAGTGGCATAGCGGCTTGATAACCCTTGAGGTAAATCTCTGAAGCCTGTTCTATTACCTCTTCAGCGTAGATCACGTCCTCCTTGCTCATCTCATCGAGATCATTCTGTGTAAGATCAATCTTGACCTCCACGTGGTTAGTCTTGCTAACCAACTGGTCCTTGGTAAACTCGGCCGTGTTCCATTGATTCATGTTAGCCCTGTACGCACTGCGAATGGCTTGTCGGCACTCCTTTTGACTAAAGCTAGAGTCGGGGGTGACGTGCGTCATCATGAGGTTGTAGCAGGTCTCCTCCATCATCCCGAATCGGCAGCAGCTTGCGGCCAACTTGAACACAAAGTGATTCCTTTCACCCTCACGGAACGCGTCACCCTTAGATGTCATCCACGTCAAAAGGTTTTGGAATATCTTGTCGTCGTCGTTAATCGTCTCGGTAGTTGTCTGTTGGGGCAACCTCCTGTCTGACTTTTTTACGGGTAACTTCTTGTAGGTTTCCGCAAGCGGATTGTAGTATAAATTAGGATCATACGACTCAAAGCACAGACGAGAAACATTGCGTCCAGTCTTGTCAATGTCTGGCAAATCATTCATTAAGGCATCAAAATGCTCTTTATGCATGGTTTTCCATTCAATTTGGACGAGCGCTTTTAAGCCCTTTCCTGACGGTGAAATCCAAACTGCCGTAATGTGGCTTATAGAACACAATTCGTTACGTTTTTGGGTTATATCTGACACGTTATCAAAGTCCAAAACGATGTATCCGGAGTGTTCAAGTAGTTCAGAATCCTTTCTCTTGGAAAACGTGCCACTAAAACATACTGCTGGCAGCTTCTTCTTTAACTCGTCCGCCTCTTTCTTGGTTTTGGCTTCCCTCGCCTTTTCAACAAGTGCCTTTGATTTTCCAGACCTAATTCGTTCAAGTGCGCCCAGTACACTAATCTGGTGTCCTTGCAGGTCGTTGAAGTCTTTGTAGATGGATACCTTACCATTTATTCCTTGGGTCATTTGGGTCATAGCTGTAATTAGTTTGTTTTGCATTTGTATTCGTATTCGTTGTTTCGTCTTCCCACCTTCTGTCTCGAAGGTATCGCACCGGGTCCTTCCAGTATTTGCGCTCGCGACCGTTCTTGTGGTTTCCCATGCCTTCTACTGCAAGTGTGCGGTCCTCGTCGGATAGTCTGTTCCATACAGCAAGGGTTTGCTTCTTGTCCACCTTCTTGTCATATGCAAGCCAAAAGTCCTCAAATGCGTATTTGTATTTTATTGTTTCTTTGTTGGTATTTGTTTCTTTATATATATCGATGTTACCCGACTGTTGGATATCACCGACAACGGGAAAACCAGATGTCGGTAAATCCGCTTCTCGGTCAAGTTGGGGTTCATCGTACACAATATGGTTCCAACCCAACATTCTACCTGTAGCAGCATCCATGTGACGGCAACTAAGCACATACCCCTTCTCTTGCAGGGACTTAAACACACGGTCAATTGCGTGTTTTCCGTCTGGAAGTTGATCGTACATATTTTTCTTGTAAAGCACCCAATTGTCCGGAAGCGAAAGAAGGAAGCACATCATTCCCTTTTCTTCCATCGTAAGCTGATTGGATTGTGAGATTTCGTTTGGGATAATCGCAAAGTCATGCTTGCGTTTCCCTTTAACAATTTGTCCTGTATTCATAAAATAAAAAAAGCTCGCAAGAACCACTTTGCGAGCCTTTAGGTTGGTAAGAGCAATTCATTACCTTCCAACCCTCGTTTACTGTGGTTCTTTAGCAAACGAGGAGTGAAATATTTCGACAAACATAAAACAAACACGCGAGTTTGTCAAGTGTTTTCTTCATTATTTTTTATATGCCAGGTTTCACAGTCCCAACACATGTATACCTGCTGATCGTAATCACAGTGTTCCTGAGCCTCTTTTCGAGTCTTGTAACACCTTTTTCCACAGCCATATATAGAATTTTTGATCATGAACCCAAGGGACAATAAAACTAGAAGAATTGAGCAGATAAACATAGTGCAAATTTACGCAAAATAGTATTGTTTACAAGCAAGAACTTGACACTGTGTTATTTGTTTGTATATTTGCATCATGACGAAATTAAGACCACCAGACGGAAAAATATTTGTTGACGTGCTAGAGAAAGAAAAAGGCAACGTCACAGCTGTAATTACTCATATTGGCAACGGAGTAGACGAGGAAATAGCTATTGGAAAAAAGGTTTCTCTTGCCAAACTTCCAGACATGGTTGAATTGCAGGGGATTGAAATGTACTCCATACACTCATCATACGTACAATTTATTTATGAATAAGATAGATAACTGGAACAGGGCAATATCTATTATCAATACAATGATTGATGATAAGATTGAGATTTACGAGGTAATGAAGATATTTACCCCAATGGCTTCAACCGCCCGTAGAAATCTTTTGTATTGCAATCCCAATATTACGTCTGATGATTTGGATCAGGTTGAAAAGGCTATCGTTAGATACAAGAATACATTGGAAGAAATGGGAAAAACTCAAGTTGAGACACGCGTCAAGCGGTCAACTTATTTTCAAAAACTGAAAGAGCATTATGATAAGGACAAAGACAAAAAATAATTACCACAAGATTATTGAGGTTTATCAATACTACATAGATCGTGAGAACACGGACATGAAGGACATTGAACGATTGATGAGTAATTGGGATGCCATAAATCTGTTTGGTACATATTCTTCACTCAGAAGGGGCGTGAACAAGATAAAAAAGAAGATGCCGGTTGGTAAGAAGAATTTCGAAACGCAAAAGGCCCTGTTTGATATTTATAAAAAATCAGCGAAATGAATTTTAACGATATAGACATAAATACCATAAGGTTGATAAACGGGGAGTGCCTGATTGAAATCCATTCACTTACTGAAGATGAGATAGATTTTAATGGGGGTAAACTAAAACTAGTTCACTCCCTGAAAGCAGAAACAGGCGATTTCAATCCAACCGAATTGAGGAGTCTTATTGACTCAATGAAAAAAAGCAATTACAAGGACAAGGAGGCTAAGAGGAAGTACATGGAACTGTACGGAAAACAGATCCAGGAAGCTGATGATAAAAAGGAAGACCACAGGATGAAGCAGGCCGTAAGAAGGGGTGTTATTGTAAGGCTTCCGGAAAAAGACCCCAACAATGGTGGTTGGGATTTTAGTTGTGAATTTGATGGAGAGGTGGGCGATGAGGTTTGGTTTGACGCTATGGCCACGAGAGATAAAATAGAGAACGGAGAGGGCGGAATAGTTGTTGGAGATAAGATGTACATAAGCGTACCCACCAGAACAGTGCTTGCGGCGAAAAGAGGCGACGAGATAGTTGGATTCAATGGTTACATAATTGGTAAAATGCTATCAAACGATATAAAGATTGGTTCGCTGTATACGCCAGAATCTAACATAGCAAGGGTAGAAGTTATTTCTCCACCAAAAAGGAATCCATCATACACCAATAAGGTTCTTTGGACAAATACAGAAGTAAAGAAGGGCGACATTGTTTGCTTAAAAAAGAAATTTGCAATAAAGTTGGATTCAACAATGGCAGAATCCACTGACTTGGTTAGGTTTCAGTCAAGGGTAATACTTGCATTCGAAGAATGATAAAATTAGACTTTAGTAAAATATCGTACAACATTGAAGGCATCCCGGATGACGAGTCGGTAATCTACCGTTTCTCGGACCTGGCCAGTCAAGCCCACATTCTCGACAGGTCTGACGACCTTCCTGAAGGGGTTAGCGCTGACAAGGTTGTACGCTATCTCATATATATGTTCGCTCCAGGAACGCCTGTAAAAGACGCCTATCCGGACATCAACCAGCGCAAACGATATACGTTGAACAAACTCAACATCATGGTTGATGACGCGGATACGGAGAACGGGTACGCTCAGCTCTGCATGATGAATGTAGACTGGGCGGTGGAGCGATACATCGTCTTCACCCGCTTACAGTGCTCGGAAGATTATTCGATCATGTGTACGGCGGATATACGTATTGCAGCCTTGCAAAGGGCATTGTTGACTCAACCGGTGGACAGATCAAACGACGATAAGAATTTCCAGGCGGGTCTTGAAAGCTGGAGGCAAACACTTGTTGATGCGCGTACTCGAATAATGAATGATGAGACAAGCATCACATTACAGAAGGCAATTACGTTTTCGGTTCGTGCAGAAAACTTGGGCATACAGCCAGAACACTACGCTCGCATATGGCGTGAGAAAAAAGAAATATTCCCGGAGGTAATACCATGAAGTACGAATACGACGAGGAGGATAAATACGTTACTTTCCACGAGGATGATGATGAGTTAGATACCATACGAATCCCCATGCCCAGGCTTGAAGAGTGGTATTCTCATCACTTAAAGCGAGAGGTAACAAGAGAAGAAGCGCTGACGTATGTAGATGGGTATGGTTTAAATCCAAAAGACCAAAAGTTTACATATCAGGAAACTCCAGAAAAGATAAAGCTCATTTATGAGGTTGTGTTTAATAAAAAACACGCTACCAATAAGTCCAAGTACAAGGAAGTAGGTGACGTTAGGCTGGAAGATATTTATGAGGAGATTGAATCAAATCAAAAGTATTACAAGGCCGAAATAGAATGGATCAAGTTACAGATCAAGCGAAGGTATGTTGGTTATTGGTGTTTTATCAAGGGTAAACCCACCTATTTGAATGGAGCCAACTATTTCTTCTTAAACTTCTGGACAGTAAAGAATTTCGGTAAGAACAACAATCGACCAGACTATCGAGACTACCAAAGAAAGATGTTTCATCTGTTCATGTACGCTTACTCAACCGAAGACGCGTTTTACAAGCACAGGATATTCTATAGGGAAGATGGAGTTGTTAAAACAAAGTATTCAAACCAGGATGTAAAGCTCGTTGTGGACGATATGAAGGAAATGAACCTTGAATACTACGTAGAGCCAAACATAAATATAACTGTTTCAAAGGGGAAGAGAACCGTTCACGGTATAAACTTCGTTTCTGGACGACGTATTGCCAAGACGGCAATTGCTTGTTGTTTCTGCACATGGGGGACGCTAAATATGCCTGATCAAACTTTTATCATCCAGGCGATGAACGAGGACCAGGCCGTAAATAAGATATTCATAAAACAAATTCAAACACCAGTAAGCAAACTTCCTTTCTTCTTTCGACCTTATTACCGTGGACGTATAGAGGCAAAAGAGGGTTTGCGTTTTCAGTATGAAGGATCTATTGCATCAGCAGCAAGAGCAGGAATCGTCCCAGAGCAAATGGAATGCTTCATCACGCCACTCCCGTCGACGGAGAAAGCAGCGGATGGAGAGGCGGAAATCGCATTTGTCTACCGTGACGAGCCAGCGAAGAAAACGGATGCGAAGGCGGCAGACCAAAACATCCCGACGTGGTGGTATAACACGATGAAGCCAGCAATCGAGCGAGGTGAGAACATTCGTGGGTTCTGCATCATGCCGTCTACTGTGGGCGATATGGATACAGGCGGTGGAGCGCAGTTCTTTGATATTGCCAACGACTCACATTTCTCCGACAGAAACGAGAACGGCACAACCCCATCTGGACTCATTAACTTCTTTCTTCCTGGATATTACGCTGTTGAAGGATACATTGATGAGTATGGCGAGAGTATTATTGATGATCCAAAGGAACCGGTAATGTCCAACGAGGGCAAATGGATTACCAAGGGGGCCAAGTCTTATTTGCTTAACCAAGCAGACTACTTTGAGCGTAAGCGTGAGTGGCAGAAGCTCATTAAGTTACAGCAAAACTTTCCTATGAGCTGGAAGCAAGCATTTGCCGTAATACCCAAAGACATGGGTATGCCAATTGAAAAAATGCGTGACCGCATATCTGAACTTAAATTTTCTCGTACTCCTATTACCACAAAGGTGAACTTTAAATGGATAGGCGATAAGTTTGGAGGTGACGTGTACGTGGAAAACGATCCCAAGGGTAGTTGGACCATGAGCTATCTACCTCCACACGAGATGAGGAACAGAAAAACGGTTGTAACCCCAGAAGAGGGGTACATACCTCCAAAGGCTAGGGGTCCAATATATGCCCCAGACCCGTCGGTAATGAATAAGTTTTTTCTTTGCTGTGACCCGGTAAAGTTCCACAAGCGAAACACAGTAGGTAAAAAGAAATCAAACGCGGCAGCGGCGGTTTTTTACAAACGAGATAGTCAGGCGGATCCAGACACTAAACCAAGAAACGAATGGGTTAGTAATGACTGGATACTGATTTACAATAGACAGACTGAAGATAAAGCTGAATACCACGAGGAATGGTTGAAGGCCGCTGTGTTTCTTGGTGCATACGTCTACCCCGAATGGCCAGATGGAGAGGCCCTGGTTGAATACTTCAGGGACAATGGGTTTGATGGTTATTTGCTAAAGGACATAGGGTCCGACGGGAAACAGGATGCAAGACCAGGTGTTTGGGCTGGAGAGGCTGAGAAAAACGAGATGGCTGGAGACATCATGACTTTTTTCAACAATAACGTTAAGTATGTGAAAATGTGGGAGATAATCGAGGAATGGAGTCAGATGAGGGGTCTCGACGACTTGACGAACCATGACTTGTGTGCAGCTACTGGATGGTGCATGAGAGCCATAAAGAGCAGAATGCCAGACCTTTATAAAGAGGTTTATCAACCAATTGAAATAAGGGGAGGTTTTACAATGTTTGATGTAGAATGATTGTTTTCAACTATTTAATGAAAAATTTACTACATTTGTCGAGGTTAACTAAATTCGTATAGTATGATATTGCCACAATTGACTGGCGGTATGTTGTTTCCAAATGACAATGTACCAGAGGTTGACAAGTTGAAGCCTGATTTTGGATTGCGCTGTGCAAGGGCATTGTACTCCCGTTTTTGTAGTGGAGGTACATACTTTACATACAGCCAACTCCCTGAAATGCAGGAGATTAGAAACTATGGCGGCGGTATTCAGTCTAGCGACAAGTACAAGAACTGGTTTACAAACGGTTCTCCAACCGGTCCCAAGAGCGTAAGTCAATCAGACGCTGGGTCAACAAAAGGTATGACTAAGGCACAGAGAAAGGCCATGGCTAACATTAGCTACGACATTTTCTCTCCAATGAGAAAACTATCCAATGTTCTTCTATCAGTTCTTGCAGATAACGACTATAAACTTGATTGTGTTTCTCTTGATAAAAATATCATCAATAAAAAGAAGCGCAAAAAATATGATTTGTACGCTAAAGCGAATTACACAAATCCATTAGCACGTCAATTGGGTCTACCAGAGTTCAAGCTACCATTCGTTCCTAAGGACGAGACAATGCTTGAAATGGCTGACCGTCTTGGTTTCTTCAAGAGTAAGTACGAAGTGGCTTTAGAGAAATTAGCCGAGGCTGGTTTCAGGGCTTCGAACTGGGCTGGAGAGCGTATGGAGTTTAATCGTGATGCGATTGACTTTCACTTCCGTGCAGCGAAAATTTACAACGATCCCATTACCGGCCAGGTGAAGTTTCATTATGTAGACCCTGCTCGTATGGTTATGCTTTGGAATGAAGACAACCAGGACGAGCCAGTTGCTATTGGACACATCGCGGTAGAAACAATTCAGTCTATTTACGACAAACTAAAAGAAGCTGGTTTTGGAGATGAGGAGATTCAGTCTATGGCTAAATCTTACGTTCCTTATCAGCTAAATGTATCAAATATACCGCAGTGGGCTTTTGAGCGTAAGGACGCCACCACAAACCGTTGGGTTTGGATGGACTTCAAGGTTTACGTATTGAAGTTTGAATACCTATCAACTGATTACAAGCAGTACGTAGAACGCACAAACAAGCAGGGGTATACTACATACCTTCGAAACAACAAGCCGGTAGACGAGAAAAAGAAGAACCCGAATGATAATTATGACGAAGTAAGTTGTAACTATTGGTACGAGGGTTCATACATCATTTCAGGAACCGGTCAAGACCGTATTTACGAATGGAGAAAAAAGCCAAACCAAATGCAGAAGGGCTTGTCTCCAATGAGTTCATATGTAATCCATCGCATCAACGGACAATCTCCAACACGCAGCGTGAAAGGATTGCTCGATGACTTGATGTTTGCAGTATTGAAGTTACGTGCAGCAGTTTGGGCTGCTGCTCCAAAAGGATACAGAATTGATGTAGGCGAAGCCGCTAACATCAAGATTGGGGGTGTAGAGTACGACCTGTTCGACCTCATGCACGTCCACCGTCAAAACGGTATTCAGATTGTTGCCACCAAGTTTAACGCCGCAACTGGCAAGTATGTTTCTCAACCACTTGTTGAGATGGATAACGGTCTCGGACCACAAGGTCAAGAGTGGCTTGCTCAGATAGCGAATATCCAAATGATGATCAAGGATCTCATGGGTATTCCGGATGCAATGGCTGCAAGTCCAGATCAGTCAGCAGAACGACTGGTTGGTGTAATGGAGGCAGACTACGTTGCTGGTAACCATGCCAACTGGCCACTTCGTGAGTCGGAGCGTCAGTTCAAGCAGAAACTTGGGGAGCGCATGATACACCAGGCTCGAATAGATATTGAATACGATCCAAAGATTCGTGAGTTTTATGAGAGCGTTATTGGGGAAACCATGATCAACGCGCTTGATGAACTCGAAGGTTTGTCGTTGGATCAATTAGCAATTTCTTGCAAGGTTCTTCCGAACGAAAAAGAGAAGAGTGCTATTCTACAACGCGCTATGCAGATGTCACAAATGCCAACCAAGGACGGCGCGGTTCTATTGAGTCCTTCAAGTGTAGAGCGTGTGGCTCAACTGTTAAAGAATGGAGATGTAGACGAGGCACTTTGGTTTATGGCTACCGAAGAAACAGAAGCACGTCAGCGCGAGGAACAACACGCACAGATGATGATGCAGCAGACCATTCAGGGTCAGCAGCAGTCTGCTCTGATGACCGAAGAGGCTAAGCGTCAAACCGCAATGCAACTTGCTGAGATTGAAATCATGAAGCAGCGTGAGATGGCAAATATGGAGCTTATGAAGGAGCAGGAGATGGCCAAGATTAAGGCTGATGCAAACTATCAAGTTCAGTTATTGAAAGGAAAACAAGTTTTGGAACAAATACAATTAGAGGCAACTCTAGAGTCTCAAATGGGAAACGAAATAACAGGTAGAGTATAAAACATATGGAAAACAACGAATTAGAAAATCAAAACGAACAGGTGAACGATCAGGTTAATGATCAAGTGACCGATCAAGTAAACGAACAAGTTAATGATGAAGTGGCGCCACAGGACAGTCCGTGGTTTGCTGCTTATGGTTACGAAAGCGAGGATTCATTTAAGAGCGAGTTTGAACAACTTCGTTCATACAAGAGTCTTGCTGAAGAGTTGAACCATAAGCAAAGAGAGATAGAAGAGGGCTTGGCCCTTTTGCAGGAGGCCGATGATCCATTTGGTGGAATCGAGGAAGCTAAGACAATGGTTGCCTTTGGTAAAAAGGGAATCAACTCATCTATAGCCAACCAAATTGTTTCTTCTAACGCGGAAAGCCTCATGGAGGATCCGCTCAAGGCATTGGTACTTGCGGAGGCGGTAAAGAATCCAGACAAATTCAAGCGTCTTGGTCAATCAACTATTGAGGAAGCCATTCGCGAAAAGTATAACTTAGGTGACGGGGAGTATTACGCTACAGCCCTTTTAAAGTCTGATGCAATCGATGCAATCGAAATCATTGAAAAGACTAAAAAAGATGTTGAAACAGTAAAGAATCCCTTTACCTTTGCAAAAGAGCTAAAGAGCCAGACACAACAACATATTGCGGAAAGACAATCTATAGCACTTGCCGAGGCAGAGTCCTACGCCAAGCAGCTAAAGAATGTCCCCTACAAGTTCGGCGATACGGAAGTTTCGTTACAAGTTTCAAACGAAGAGGTCGAATCGATTTTGAAGTCGCAGTATGCTGGTTATTTAGGTCAAGCCTTTGACACTACCACAAAGGACGGTAAGCAAGCGGTACGTGAATGGCTAACGAACCAAATCCTCATTCATAAGGTTCAGTCTGGGGATCTCGGAGTTCAAATTGCCAAATCACTTTCTGCCCAAACCGAAAAAAAGGTAGTAAAAGAAGTCTACAACGGTCAACCTAAAACGGTTAATCGTGCAGGCAAAACTTCTGTAGATAGCAAGGACTTGACTCCAGCCCAAAGAGATTTGATCGCTAGAGGACTTCCATTGCCATCTCAGAGTATAAAATCATAATAACTCTAAAAAAAGCTAAATAAAATGGCATTTGTACAGAGTCCCACAATCAATCCGTTGTCAACCGGTGCGATGACCTTTGGTGGTATCCAAAACAACTGGGACGCAATTAAAGAAGACTTTGACGCAGTAGCGTATCTCCCATTCGGTGACGAATACTGGAGCGCTATGAACCAAATCATGAACGGTATTGGTAACCGCGAAATCGCTACCAACCCACGTGTTCGTTGGTTTGAATTGACCCGTATGGAGGTTCCAATGAACGTTGCAACAGGTGCTACGTTTACCGCTGGTGCTGCAAACGACGTAGTATTGGATACTGACGATCGTCAAGAACTCCCTGCTGGTTCAGGTAATTTCTACTCTTGGTGCGCGGTTCACGAAATTTGGCGTGACGCAGCAACTGGTATCCTTTATCAAATCACTGCTAAAGATCCAGATGCTATTACCGTTACCCTTCAGCCTGTAAACCCTACCGTAACTGGTGGTGTTGTAGGTAACGTGACAATCGCGAACAACGCTGTTCTTTTCTACGTTGGTGTATCTGTTCCTGAGAACTCTACATCACAAGCTGGTAAGTTCATGTTCGATGATGTTCACACATCATACTTGCAAACAATGCGTCACGACATCGTGACTAGCTCTGAGTCATTGTACAACGAATTGTGGTACTCTCAACTTGAGAATGGTACTGCAACTCCATACTCTAACTCACGCGACATCATCTACTTGCAGCGTGAACACCAAGTTGGTATCGTTAACACATTCATGGCTGGTAGTCAAACCACTAACACTGCTTTGACTTCTGCTACTTCATTCCAAACTACTCCAGGTTTGATCCCATCAATCTTTGAGCGTGGTCAAACATTCGATTACGGTGCTGCTTTGGATGAGCAGGCTATCTATGAGTTGGAAGCCCTTTTGACTACCCAAGATGGTTCTGTAAAGAACTACATGGTGTGGACAACTGGCGTTACTTCGGCTGCTCTTGAGCAGGCATTGCTTGTTCACAACCAGAACGCTAACATCAGCATCAACAAAGTTGCTATGGAGAAGACTTTCTGGGGTGAGGGTGCTTATGCTGACTTGATGTCTTCAACATACTCATTCAACACAGTTGTGTTCAATAACAAGAACTTCAACCTCGTTCGTATGGGTATCTTTGATAACCCACAAACTTTCGCTACTGCCGGTTCAACTTGGAGCAACTACGCTGTGTTCCTTCCAATGTCTCCTGGTAACGTAGATGACGGTATGGGTAATCTTGGTAAGTATATCCGTTTGGCTCACAAGCCAGGTGCTTTCATGAACATGTGGCAAACCGGTGGTCGTGCGTCTGCTAACAAGACTGATGCATGGCAGTTGGGAGTTCACATCGTATCTGAAATTGCGTTCAAATTCATCAACGCTAACAAATACGGTTTGCTCTACACTACTGCGTAATCTTAATTAACAATAAAAAGAGAGGGGTTAAACGCCCCTCTCTTTTAAAAACAAAACGATATGATTTTTGAACTAAATACAAACCAACCAATGTCTGTCCCAGAGTGGGCGGAAAAAGAATTAAGAGAAACATTTCCATCTTTCTTCAACGGGTCTCCGCTGAAGATAAAGGCTGTTCCGGGCGCAATGAGACAAGTTCACAAGGTGGCCTCTACAGACAGAGATGGCGGAGCTAGGGTGTTAGTTACAGCCCCAAATCCACGATCTATGAAGGCTGCTGGATACTACTATGACCCAGAGTATGGCGATCAAGTTTTTGTTCAATACTCTGAAGTAGCTCCGCGAATGACTCGTGAAGGAGTAAAGTTTGCATATCCAGCTGGAATTATAAGAATGAAAAGTGGTATGGTAATAAATCCAAGTCAAAAGGATTTGTTGTTTTATCTCCACTACTTGTGTCCAATCATCAAGGACAATAAGTGTTCATATGCAAAAGAACCTGTATTTGAATATGACAAACCACAAGAGGCTGCTCAAAACAAGATTAATACGGCTCGTCAAGCCCGTGAGCTTGAGAACCTTATCTATTTTGATCTGCCTTATGATGTTATCCTGAAGGCCATAGATGGTCTCGGAATTAAGCGCATGAAGAGCGAAGAAGAGAACCGAGTTTCTCTGCACGATTCAATCAAGCGCGGCAATGAGGTGTTTAAGAAAAATGCATTTGAGATTTTTGGTTCATCAAGCAAGAAACAAGAGTCTAAATCCGAAGAAACCATTCATGAATTAGTAAATCGACTTTCTTCTGAAGGTTTTATTAAAAATGAAGACGGAATTTGGTATCTTCGCGACCGTAGAGGCGATGGATCAAAGTGGTTGAAAAACCCATTCTTTGAATCAAATACTTCGAAGGATGCTTTTGCTCTGATTGACCACCTCAAGGTAAATGAAGAATTATTAGGTAAATTAAGAAAACTATAAAAGATGATTAGCACCGTATCCCTTTCGTTTGATCTAACGTACACCAACCCGGTAACGGGCGCGTTACAGCCGCGAGGTATTGTTACCGACTCCACGGATTATGCCGGACTTGGAATTAACCTGCTTATAGGCCAGGCAAAGGGGTACGGTGTTATCACTTTTAACGGAGATGTAATTGAACAGCATGACACGGTTTTAGATCCGTTGATTGATCTTCAGAACTGGGACTACGCTGAAGATGGTACGCCTACCTATATATTTAATTTGCCACTAGACCTTAACGGTAACGTGGTAAATGGCGTGTATACGTTTACGTACTCACTTCGTCTTGTAGCAAACCCGTTCTTAGGCTTGCCAGTTAACGGAGACGTTGCGGCTCCCGACACCCTTACCGTTACATCTAACGAGTGGATTTCTCAGTTCTTAGAGGACGGAGACGTGATCCAACTGTTTGGTGTTCCCGGAACAAGCACACACACCATATTGACTGGTGAGTATGTTGATCCCGATAGCGTATTTACAATTACAGCTCCGCCTGTGGACGGAACCTACAGCTTCTTGTTTGATATTACAAACACGCAGCTGTCAGGGGTTTACACCTACTCAGGATGTACTCAAACTACAGCAAATGTCAGCTTTACGTATGACTGCGAGTATGGAGATAACGGAGTTTGGTCGGTTTCAAACACCACAACTCTTGCATCTAACGAGGTTATATCAAGCCTAAACTGCTCGATTAATTACCCATCTTGGGCTACGCTTAGTCCAACTTTCCCTGGCAATGTTGTTGTTACTTCGTTGCCATACCCAAGCGCTCCTGGGGTGGAGACTCCGCTTGCTACAGGAACCTATACAGTTTCTTTGACGCAGCAGATTCAACAGACTCAAACGGATGGACTTATTCTTCAATACTCTACATCTGTAATCAAGGAGTTCGCTGTAAGTTGTGCTGGAACGCTTTGTGGACTGGTTCCTTGCATTGAGAACCTACGCGCTGCTCATCAGGCTGAACTTATTCGTAACAAGGTTTCTAAATACCAAGTATACGTTGACAATGTTTTGATGTACTACATCGAGGCATTGAACTACAAGGCTTGCGGAGAACTCACTAAATATAAGGACACTATTGCTTTGTTAGAGGCGCAGTTAGATGCTTCCGGGTGCGATTGTGCTTGTTGCGATGACAATACTTACTATTGGGTATCTAACAACTCAGGCGTGTCTGTAATTGACGGCTTGATACAGGCATTCCAATTCCGTTTGTTTGACGGCATTCCAGGAATCACTGAAGATGTTACTCAAGGCGTTCAAATTGGGGCTTTGTGGGAAGACTTTAACACTGGCATTCTTTATCGTTGTACAGACAACACAGAAGGTGCTGCTCTTTGGGAAGAATATTACGCGCCAGGGGTAACTCCAGACGCTATCGATATTCCAGCTGAATTTGCTGGACATAACTACTTGACCGCAAACAATGTTCAGTTGCAATTGGATCAGGTTGATGCGCTGGCAATATTCGCAGGCGCAAATGGCTTGACTAAAGACGGCAACGACTTGCGTCTTGGTGGAATCTTGGATGACGACACTACCATAAATGTTAACGGAAATGATTTCATCATAGAAAGCGATGATTCGACTTTGGAAGTTATAGCTACCGGTGGCGTTCCTTTATTGTTAAATGTAAATCAAGCAGGCACGAGTGTAGGCGTAAACGCTATTCTTACAACAACTAACAGTGCAGGGGCAGGTGCAAACGGAATAGGAAGTTCGATTCAGTTCGCAGCAGAGAATGCAGCAGGAACACCAAGCACGACTTCGACTATTAGAAGCACTTGGGTTAATGCATCTGCTAGTAACTCAAATTTCCAGATAACCACTAAAAATGCCAACGTAGAAAGCCCTGCGCTGACATTGAACTTCAACGGTTCTGTAACCCTTAATGAGTATACCGCTGGCAACTTTGAGGACCCAGCACCCGCGTTTTTCCTAACTGTAGACAACGCCGGTTTGGTTTCTAAAACCGAGTTGCCATTATACACAATGGCGATTGCAAGAATTTCTCAAAGCGGAGTGGGATCAGCTCCTACACTGCAACAGCAGATATTCAATAATACAGGAGAAACATTTTCGTTTGATTACGGAGGTGTTGGTTTGTACAGAATTATTTTAGGTTCTATTATCGATACCACAAAAACATCTGTAACCATTGTGAATGGAAATGGAGGTTCACGAGTTGGTTTTGTTTATGCCGAACCAAACGCTGCGGGTTATATTGTAGTAAGAACATATGACTATGACACTGGTGTTTTGGCAAATGGAATCTTGAATAACGCGACTATCGAAATTAAGAAGTTTGCATAATGATTACTAACCTCGGTCAAATATATGATGAGCTTCTCTTCAGAGCCGGAAAGGATCTGAGGGGCGGCTACATCACGCCCGATGACTTCAATCGGGCAATTAAGATTGTAAACCAGCGTTACTTAAACACGCTCGTTGACAATTTTGAGAAGAGCCGGGAGATTACCAGTGACCTTCAGACGTTCATCAAGACCCTAGGCTCGCCTCAGTACCCCGCAATGTCGTTCACGCCTGTTTTAGCAGGACGTCCTGAGCGAGGAGGTTACGCAAACATTCCTGCCGACATTTGGTACCAGGCAACTGCAAGTTTCCTTGAGATACTCAACAAGGAGTGTTCATACGAAACCAACTACCGAAGCGTAGAGTTTGTAAGCCAACACGAGTTTGACGCCAAGATGCGTAACTCGATCACAAGCCCGGTAGACAACCCACAAGAAAACGATCCAATACTTGTTACGCGAAATGACAAGTATTTCATTTATCCGTACATGCCACGGATAACCTTTACTTACATACGAGAGCCAATTCAGCCTGTATTTGACTATGAAATTGTGAACGGAATCCCTGTATATTTACCACCGGGTTCTGTTCATACTAATTCAACTACAGCTCCAATTGACACACCGAGTGCAAGCGTTGAATTTGAATATCCCGAAAGCTGCGTGGACCACATAACTGATTTGATTAAGACTTACATCGGTATTGGTAACGAAAACCAATGGAACATTCAGACTCAAATGCCAAGTAAAGTATGATCACAAAACGTCAAGCCATCGAACTAATACAGCACAGGTTGACCAGTGGAGACACGCCGGAAGACTTGCGACGCCTGTATCCTCGCTCAATCATTTCGCGTGTACTAAACCTTGCTCTTGCTGATATCGTGTCACGCGATCCGTATGAAGCAAGCGACATGGCGGTTCCATATGTGTTCACTCCAGCTACTGACGCCAACGGTTACTATGTAACCCTCAGCCCACAGCCAATCGCTGGGACTATGGCAATCTTTAGTGTAGAGGACCAGTCGGCAGGAGACAATGGCTATATTGTTCAGACAAAGGCTGAATCAACCGCTATAAGCATACTGCGAGGAAGCAACAAGTCGGCGGCCATTCTTTTCAAGGATAAGCTGCGATTTAATAAGAAGCCTGAGGGTAACGTAACAGTTACCATGGTTCCGAATGTGTACCAGATGGATGATGATGATGTTCTTATCATTCCAAGTGATGAGACGGGGAAGGGAGAGATGATGTTGTTCCAAATGTGCATGCAGGTCTTGTCGACCCAAGGGTTCCAAGACGATTTTAACAATGATTCAATTGACGCCCAAAACGCAGCAGCTAGATCATGACCATTAAGAATATAAAATACATTGCCACGTCAGCCCTGTACCGCTTGGGGAAGAACCCGGTTGGTCGAGAGCTGACTTGGATGACCCAGGTAGCTATTGACTACTTGAGCGAGAAGGCGCCACTAGACGGTAACGTAAGCCTAAAGAC